AGCGCGCAGACAACTCAGGAATCTGTTCAAGTTGCGGCGCATCAACAAACTTACCACTGCTCAACTTCATTCTAAAAATGAACCCTTCATCCATGACATTAGTCAACGTGTCGTAAAACTCCAGATGATCACGAATCATCCGAACCGTCTGCGGGTGGTCGCCATTTTTATCTATAGTCTCCTCCCACAAAGCCAACCCCATTTCAGCTTTCGCTCTCAGTTCCGGGGTAACTTGCATACCATTCGTTTGAAGCTCAAATCGACACATTAAAGCAAGATCACGAATCCAAAGGAATTTGCCCAATATCCGATCAGGATTTGTTTCCCGGTCCCGAGCCATTAAAGATATATTCCGGTCAAACCGTTTCCGCCTAACTATCTCTGTCGGGTATCCACTGTGGGCGAAGTGAAGCTCATGAACAACCCAAGCGAATCCGACACCTTCATTCGGTGTAGACACCTTCTCAGGGTGCTCGTGCACTACTCCGAGGAACCTGATGTCAGGGTTACGCCTGAACAACCGTACCGGGAAATCAGTGCTCAAGACGCCTAGCGGCTCAACAGCAAAGTGATGCTGCGGTATCCCGAGACCATCCCAACCGCTGTTCCTTAGATACTTGGCTACACGCTCGCCACAGATGAATTCCTCATCAGCGTCAGCCCACATGATCCAATGTTTCGTAGCATGGTCAATAGTCAAGTTTCTAGCAGCATCGAAACCAATCTCAACCGGGGATGGAATATCAAAGAATTTAACAGGCAGTTCAGGTGCGCGATTCTTCACAGTGTAATTGGCTATGAATTCTCGTGTATCATCCGTAGTTGTCTCATCAACGCCAATGATGACCTCATCCACCCAAGGCTGAATGCTGTTAAGCAACTTAGGCAACTCCAGCATCCCGTCCTTCACAATAGCGCAGAAGCTTACTGTTTGCCGGGGCATCGTCTCATTGAACTTACGTTCATAGTCAATCTCACCAGCTGGATCAGCATTTTCTTCCATCTTGAACACGGTTACATACCAACCTAGAATCTCGCCAGTTTGGGCTGTTCCCCCGGGGAGACATTCTATTTTAAAGTCAGTATTGTGACCAAACATGTCCTTCAGGTCTTGACGCTCGAAATGGTGAATATGGAAACGCTTCTCACCTTCTTTCTCATAGGACATTTGTTCCCATGATCCGAATGGTGTAGTCATGACAACCGGGACATTGCCAACTATTTCACGCACTGTTTCCATGAAATTAATTGGATCAGGCACGTGCTCCAGTATCTCACCGAGAATGATGCAGTCACAGCAATTTGCTGTATACTCTATATGATTTTCAGCTAACCAATCATCAAGATAATAAGTGACATTCTCAAGTTCCCATTCATCCCGTTTCGCCTCAGCACACTTAATCGCAGCCGGGCTACAATCCACTCCAATAAATTCAAAGTCCGGGAGCTCACGAGCGAGGAAATTGGTATAGTGGCCGTGAGCGCAACCATAATCAATTATAGTGCTTCCTTCAGGCAGATCCTTTAAGTGAGTCATGACTGCTTGGAACCGGGGATGCCACTGAAACCCTTCTGGCTCATAATTGAAATCAGGACCATCATACATCTCTTCAGTTCCATCAGCGTAGTGCTTGACGTAATCTTGCTGATCAAACCGGAAGTCATAGAACGGTAACTGGTTTATCACCTCCGGGTCTATCTCGCTGGAGTGCTCATCCATAAGTTTATCCAGAGCGATAATGTCTGAATTACGTAGATAATGCCGGGCAACAGCATCAATATCAGAATTAGACTTTTGAAATTCCTCTTTGATGATTTCTTCAATTTCATCAGCTGTTTGACTCCAAGTAAATCTGCGATTCGTTTTGCGTCTAAACTTGTTATTAAATGACGCTAATCGATCAACAAACTTATCAACATCAATACCATCATCAGCATTAAATATCGTAGCATTTTTGTAATCACCTATTGTTTCCGGGAGTGCGCCAATATTGGTTGTGAAAATGGTAAGACCAGCTGCCATAGCTTCCATCGCCGTTATACAACTGACTTCTTCAAACATGGTAGGATAGCACCAAACATCTGCTTCCTCACACATGTATTGATAAAGCTCATCTTTTGTCAAGGCTCCGATGTGTTCGCAATTTGGCAGCTGGTCAATTCTTTCCCTCAAATAACCATAGAATCCTTCAAGTTGTTCTACCGGGTGCTCATACCCACAGACCTTTAATTGAATGTGCGGTGCTCGTTCTTGTAATTTCTCCATAATACCGTCAGGCATTACGAGATTCTCCAACCCACGCTCAGGCCGGGAACCATAAATGAGAGTAATATTGGTATCATCCTTAACATCAATTGGTGGCGATAATGAATTGTCCTTGAGCTCAAACTTATCAAACAAGTCGTAATCTACGCCATTGTGAATCGGCGCAACCACATTCGGATTAGCATTCCATGCTTCCACAATCTGATTCTTGAACCAGTTGCTCACCGGCATAATCCGATTTGTTTGCCAAGTCTGGGCCATGTTGTGATCGTTATTCCTCATAAGGGCAATGTCATGCGCCCACCAAAGATTGATCTTGCTTTGGATAGGCATGGCAAATGCGCCTGGAACTCGTTGCACGATGTTGACGTCGTGAGGCGTATTGGTGCAATAGAAGTGCCAAGCGTCACCCAGCGGATGCTGCTGATTCCTATTACCCATATGAAAATATTTAACACCGTCACTTTCGCCACCTTCCTCCTGCTCAGTGAATACTACTACTCTGTGCCCTCTGGTCGCTAATTCTTTCGCTACATAATAGGCAGCAGACTCACTGCCCCCAAGTGATCGTTCCTTGATCGTTTCTCCGTTGAACGGTATTCCGCCTGCGTGTATTACGATGTGCATTGCTTACTCCTTGTAGGTGGCTAATAGCCATACTTTGTTGCTAACTCCAGAATCTCTTTTGGAGGGTTATTGTAAATCTCGTTTCTTGCTTCATCTATAATGCCATTCTGAGACAGTATGTTCTGCTGAACAGTTGACCTCTTGCCAACTTTCGTTCCGATTGTTCTGTCCTGCTCTTTAAATGCGAAGCTTGGTGCATTTATCCATTGACCCAGTTCAACAACTTCACGATACTGATTGTGATTATCAACCCGGAACACGTGAACATCATACTGCTCTTTGACTTCATCCCAATCCTTGAACGCTTGGATAATATAAGGAGCAAATTTGTTATTGTGCCAAGCATACCGAAACACGTGAGAGCGAAACACTTCAATTGGGTTTCTTAAAGTAAGGATAACTTTTGATGGACCAATTTTATGCACTTCTGAAGCAATACCAATGTGAGTATGGATAAATTGATATGGTCCGCACGGAAATTTCATCCTCAATTTTAATGGATGTCTCCATTGAACTTCTGCGTGCTCAAACCCCATGACTTTCAAATGGGCAAAAGTATAATGGGTCCCTGAGTGCATGATAGATACTACCCAAACCCTTTCTGCATAAGGCGACTCATCAATGAATGATATCGGCAATACAGGCTCGCTGTTCTTAACAACGTGATATTCTTCAGGTCGCATCAATGTTTCCACCTGCTATTCGGATTCCTGTTGTTCCAATCAGACTTTTGCTTTTCACGCTTAAGCCGGGAACGATCCTGTTCACTGGTTTGCCTTTTTCGACCAGTCTGTTTATCTACTGGAACGAGAGCCACTTGATTTCTCCTTGGCTTTCGCTACAGGCTTCGGATTACGTAAACCCGGGTGCTTGCCTTTTGATCTAACCTTTGGCTTGGTTGAAGCACGTGCTATGGAAGCTGCCAAATCCTTCTTTTCAGCATCAGTTAGTTTGGTTTTCTTTTTTCCAGTTTCTCTATCAATTGGTATCAACATTTCATTTCCTCAAAAAAGGACGGCAGAGCCCAGATCCAATGTGGCAAGGATGCCGTCCAAAACCGCACCAGGGTTAAGTGCTCGAATTTACTGACAGGAGCAAGAACGCATACTCATCGCCAGTGATTTTTTCATCCTGATAATACCCAACCTCAACTTCTTCAGTCTTGGTCTTGGGATCGAATGCATGGCGTTCAGCCTGCATATTCGGCAAACCAGGAGCAGCCCAACGATAGGAATACATGAACGATGGCCGGTCACGAGACGGATTGTCTGGCGTGTAGCAAGCCAGAACATTGTCGCCCCAAACCTTGGCTAATACTTCAGCCTGAGCCTCATTCGCGGTATTCCTGAACGCTTCACCAACATGGATATTCGGCACCTCAAGCAGATTCGCTACTTGTGCTCGTGTAGCGAACGGTTGAGGATTAGTGGACCCATAAACACGATCAAGAATCTGCTCGTTACGACGCAATGAGCGCCATGCGTCCAAACCAAACACGAGCCTATTTGGGCGTTGCCCAGTAAGGTCATGCACATTATCCATCGCTGTGGTAAGATCACCAATTGGATCAGAACTATCCGCAACATCCCACTCCGAACCAACGCCTGCTGAACTACCAACATTCGTGGTAGCATTCACCAGTGCAGCAACGCGTACTTCCCAACTCAACATCAGTTTGTCAGTAACGTATTCTGCAGCATTATTCCAGAGATTTTGCCGGAACACAGGATCAGCATTCTCGCGATCTTCAAGAGTGATTGGATATTTCAGCGCGTAGTTCTGCGCGTAGTAGTTATCACTTGAGATTGTGCGAGTGATCTTGTTGGCTTCTGTGCCAGGGCTGCGTTTGTCATCCTCAGTCCTGAAAGCATCAGCCCGGGAGAATATACTATAGATGTCTCCCTGTTTGTCCACCGGAACGATTGGAGCAATAGTTCCTGCTATTACTGAATTTTCAGCATAACCAATGGCCATTTGTGAAAGTAACCTGTCAACATGAAGGTCACGACCTGTAGATTGTCCCATGTCAAACCTCCTATGCTATTTTGTCGGCAGGGAATGAACCAACCAACTCAAACAGATCGCCAGATGCTGCACTTGTCTTGGCAAAGCCAACCGATGCAGAGCCTGTCACTGTGATAAGAAAACCACTCGTTGTTACACCAACGAGTGCGCCACTATTGATAGCTGCACCAGAATAAGCTTTCATCTGCCCTTTATAAGCAAGGGTGGCATGATCACCAGTGAATGCTTTATTTTGCAGGATACCAACAGACAACAACGATGTAACGCCAACACCACCAGACAAATCAACAGGTTTATATTGATGACCAGTCAAGTCCTGAGAAGCAACAACCGTGATTGTTTCAAAATGTCTTTGTACAGTCATGATTATGCCTCCCCGTTCGCATCAAGATAAGCACGATGCAATTCTGGATTGGCTGCAGCAACCAGAGAAAACGATTCATTGAACGTTTTTCCAGTCTCAGCCCGGCTCTTGTTAACCAATGACAGAAGTGCCTCTTCTGGATTGTCATCATCATTGCCGGTCTTATGCAGGCCTGTTAGCTTGCCAGTGTCATCTGTCTTTACACTGAACAATTTCTTTACTTCCTCCACATCAATTTCAATAACTCGCTCATCATCAGCAAGACCAATCTGCTTTTCGTAAGTTTCCCGGAAAGCAGGAGTCAGCGATTTATCGCGAACCGCAGCATCGAGGACATCAGTCACTGACTTGCGTGCAAGCTTGACCTTTTCCTCCAATGCTTTTTTCTCATCATCAGCTTTGTCGGCTGTAAATTTAGCAATTTGACCGTCTCGTTCCTTGATGTCTTTCTTCAGTTGAGCATTTTCCTCAACAACCGGGGCCATTGCCTTATCTATAGCTGACTCCACATCCTTCATTTCCAAGGGCATGGGTTCATCCTCCATTTTAAGTTTTTTACTCGTTCCAGCAATTGTCTTGAACGCAAGGCGATGACCCCCAGTAAATCTGGTTCGCGTGGCCAGTAATGCATCAAGATCTGCTAATGAGCTGACTGCTGGATGATCAGCCCCTAGCAATGCAACAGCATCCAATACATGATTGAATTTCTTGCCGTCGCTATCCACGTTGAACAATAGCTCAATCGAGACAGTTTTGTACAACTTGTTTTTGATTGCTTCGAACACTGTTCGAGGCATATCCGAGAAATCCGCAAACAGTTTTTCTCCTTGTTTGAAGACTCTACTAATCCAGCCAATAGCTGGTTGCCCGTCAGGGACATGTTTATCAGAATCGTGCCCAAACTTCAATGGCACGCTATGTTTGCCTTTCAGCTTATCAAAATTAGCAACGATATCGTCAAGATCAGCCTCTACGAATTCAATATCATTCCAGACGCCAACAGCAAAGATTTCCCTGCCTTTCAATTCATGTGGCATAATTACTTCCCTCCAAAGTATCCATGTTTGATGAATTTGATACCATACATTGATATCTCTGGACTCTCATTAAGGCATGACTCATGATCCACTTCTACTATAAGACCATGCTCAAACTCTACCCCACCAGCGAGATATGCAGTAGTACAACTCCCTTCAATCTCTTGAAAATGCCTACTCTGATCCTGCGGAGCACCAACCAGAGTATGCTGAGTTCCACTAGCATATCGCTGCCCAAGACCAAGCTTGTAATATGGGTCCATTGTTTCACAAGCGGATAATACTAGAACCAATACGACAAATAAATACTTCATTTTAATCTCCAAAGCCTGATTGTGGTGAAATTGACGGTGGTTTACTAAATCTTGACCCAGCAGCCAAATCTTTCCCCTCAACATCTGTATCAATTACAGTCACAGGTACAAGTATTGATCGGCAGTTAAAGTGGTTTGGTGGCCTATACTTGTTCCAGATATCGGAGTCAGCCGGGTATAACCGGTCGTCAAGGTGCCTACAGATTCGCGTCGTCCGGCTATCCAATATCGCACTATACTCCAAAGCCTCCACGAAACCATCAAGCTCTGGGTCTGTGAAAGTGCTGAATCTTGCTTCATTGATTGCTTCAAATACATTTGTTCTCACCGCTGTCTTAATTCTATGCAAACTAACTGCATCATCCAGCTGCTCTGTTAAAGCAGTAATACTTCGCCCAGTTGCCTCAGAATTAGAAGCCACAGACACAAACCCTTCCCGGGTAAGCTCATCATATATCTTATTGGTGATTTCTTTCGAGGTCCACGAGAACTTAACTCCATTCACCAATATATTCTGAACAATGACCTTCATATCATCACTAAGGTTGCCGAACATCCTAAAGCCATTGACTTTAAGAAAAGCGGCGGCATCCTCATCAATCCTTCCCATATTGATCTGGAACCGTTCTTGACGCGCTGAAGCTAATTCTGTCTTGCTGTGTTGCGTTCCGAGGGCCCATGCCGCATTAAGAACAGTATCCATCGATTTGCGAACTTTTGTTTTTTGTCGTGGATTAAAATCAATATTATTAATGCCAGCAACTCCCCCGGCGGGAGTCCCCCACTTCTCCTCCTCAATACGTGCAACAAGGTCTGCGACCATATTCGCCATCTTATCTTCAATTGTGATAACACCTTCACTCTCAATGACATTGGCCTTCCTTTCTATAACGTTGAAACTGACCCGTTTCATTGCTCGTTCAAAAGCAGCGCTGTTATTAGTACGCTGCTGATTCGGTTCAGCCACTGGGTCGCGATCCCGGGAAGCTGGCGGCACCTCATTCGGCAGACCTATTTCCGGGGTTAGCTCTAGTGGCTCACCTTTCGTGGGGAAGTTCATGAGCTCACGCAAATGGTGCTCGTCAGTGTCGCTGGCTTCTACTGCCCCGGCTGTGACTAGCTCTTGCCAGGTTTTGATCATTTCCATTTTCTTTGTTTCAGACAGTGACTTGAACCGGAACAGCGGCCCATTGCCGTCTGCGAAGTTCAGCTGATTTAATGGAATGATTATCTGCTCATTGATTGCTTCTTCAAGTCTCGTAGCGTCCGCATCCAAGGTCCACAGAAACGCTTCCAGTTGCGTGTTGGCCTGGGCAAACCCTCCACCGGAACTATTAGCCTGCGGCGTAATGCCGAGCAGGTTGGGCACCAACAAAGACTTGGCGATCTGCAGGTCATGGAGCGCGATTGCTTTTTCATATTGATCCGTTGTACTGGGCCGGGAAACGTCTAGCTCTATATTATTAGGGAGTAGAATGCTGGTTTGCGTCTGGATATTGTTCATGGCCGCGAGCATCTGTGTATACTCAGGTGTCCCGGGAATTAGGCTCCCGCCTGCGCTCGGTTTACCAATGACAAAGCCTCCAGCGAACCTTTCGAGAAACTGGTTGTAAAAGCGAATGATAACGTCTTTTGCATACCAACTTCTATACGCTTCACGCAAATCGGATTGTCCATAATGCTGGTCGAATTCAGGATTCTGGACGTAATATACAAATCTGTCAAGATCAATGGTCTGCTCCTGTCCTTCCACTCTTTGGATGATATTGTTGATCTCACCATACTGATTAATGTCAAACTCAAAGGTGTCGAATGGTCTCGGGATCAATGAGTGAATGCCTAAATACGGCTTGCCCTTAAAATCGAAAGTATCTACCAATTTCTCTGTTAACGAGAATCCCTGATGCATAGCCATTAGGATATAGTTCATACCATCAACAAACGAGCCAAACGTCTGCCGAATCATGTCATCATATATTTCAACACGCTCGCTGGTGTCCTTATCTGCATCCTCATTAGGCATTACAAACTGGTAATCACGCCCGGTTATCGCGTCACGCTTGAAACGCACTACAGCCTTGACCTGCTCATCGATCATCATCTGGCGGTATATTTTGTGTCCTTTACGCCCAATCAGCTCATCCGGGTTATATTTGGGGAATTTGGTGAACAGCTTGCTATCTGTCCAACCAACAGGACCCGCACCAACGATGTTGGGATTAATGGCTGGTTTATCCCTCTTAAAAATGCTGCGTAATTGAGCCATCATATCCAGCTGTCTCCAATTGTTGGCCCAAGAATATCTCATGCACTCCCGGCATTAAGATCGGTGCTTGCGTAGCAAACTGCATCGCTATGCTATCCGCTCTATCTGGGCTCACTATTCCTTTGTCAATCATTTCTTGTTTCGTCAACAAGTCCTCAATCTTTTCCAAACCGGGCTTTCTCTTAATGCTACACATCTGCGCATCAAAGTCATCCCACTCAACCTCATCCACGAAATCATCAGCATACACAATCTTATTGCTGCGATGGTGGTCTCTGGCTACCATGTAGCTCTGCACCCGGCGATTCCGCCATAAATTAATGTCATCACTCCGCGACCCACCAGCATAGCGGATAACAGGCAGCCCAAGTTCCACTAGCCCTGAAACCACCCCGGCACCCACACCCAGCCCATCCACTACGATGTCATCTCCATTCACCTTGTCCATCTTGTTCACTAGCCACACCCTGTGAACCTCATCCACCAGCATCCCAGTAGCACGGCCAGCCGGGAAGCTATGCTGCGTTTGCTTCTTCATGAAGGTAAAGCTATTGTACCGGATGGAATTGGAGATAACAGAGAAGTTTGTGCCACCGTCCGCAACGTCCACCGATATCCGCTGCCGGGGAATCGAGCCATCAGGCTTGTGCGAACGCTCGCGAGCAGCCACCAGCCAATCCAAGCTGAACAGCTGATTCTCATCCTCAGCAGCAAACTCACCCAAGCACCTTACCAGATACACCGGGGAAGTGGTGCCATACTTTTCGCCCATCTCCTTCACCCAACTCTTTGCTACCCGGGTGGTTTTCTGGAGATTGACATGAATCTTGTAGTAATACTTGGCCACTTTCTCTTTAAGGTGC